AGCGGACGAAAACATCAACGATATCAGAGAGGTTAAGCAGCATTACTTTGTGATAGTTGTGTGACCTATCCTGCATTACGTGTGTGACGTAAGTCTAAAACCTCAATGAAAACAATATGTTACGTGTAATTATACAGGCCGGAACTGCAGAGTGCGCGCCACTGTTATCTCTGCAGCCCTCGTTCTCTGCCTTGTTTGGTGTTGAGCATGAGTTTTGCTGCGTTGCGTCTTGTTTCGAGATCATCGCTTTCCAATGCTCTGATGATGACCCCTTGAGCTTTATCGAGGGCTTTGCTCAGGGTTTCGGAGGTTCGGGCTCTCCAGATCCGTTTGACGTCGACGAGCTGCTTAGCGGCTGCGCTGGGCTTGCGTGAGGTCAATTGATCGCCGGGCAGCATCTGGTCAGCGATCTGGTTCAGCCTCAGGGCCACCATACGCCTACGGTGGCTGACAGCGAGGGCTTGGCTGCGATAGACGCGCTTTGCTTTGCCTCGCCAGCTCTCTGGCGTCTTGAGGCGCAGGGGCGTTGTGCTTTCGATCTTGGCGATCAATTCATCGAGCGCCTTGTCCTTGGCTGTGTGTCGTTCAGCGCGGCCAAAGCCGTATTTCGAGCGGTGCTTGATATTCATGGCCGTGCAGCATCGAGGGCACAATGGGCGCGCATCGATGAAGTAGAGCATGACCGCGAGCTTGGCGCAGGCTGGGCAGACGAAGTAGCTCCAGCCGCCGCCGTGCTTCAGGTGCGTGTGGGCGACGTTGAACACCCTCTCCTTGCCGTCTGGGCATGGCACGACGGCGAACGTCCTTGCTGGGTCGATGACGCCCGTGGCGCGGAAGCGGCAGACGCGCATTTTCTCGAACTGATCGAAAAAGCGTCTTTGGCCTGCATCTTCGCGGCGCTGGGGCATGCCTTTGAGGCTAGCAAAATCTAACCTCGCGGTGAAGCTTGCGGCCATGCCATCTTGTTGTGTAACGTCGTTGACATCTTAAGGAGGGACGGGATGGCCGATCGTGGCGCGCTGCAGACCACACGCAGCTACCTGTTCATCGATAAGCACCCGGTGATCGATGAAATCCGCATGCTGATGAAAGACACGGGCTACTCGCGCAAAGACCTCGCTGAAGCCTCCGGCGTCTCACCCTCGACCTTGCGCGCTTGGGACCTCGGCCAAACCACCCGGCCCCAAGCGCCAACCCTCAATGCGGTGGCGCGCGTGTTCGGCAAACGCCTGGGGCTCGTCGACCTATGACCTTACTCATCACCCTGACCATCGATGAAGGCGACGGCGCTGAGCTGATCGGCCTCTTGGCCAAGGCGCTCGGCCGCCATGAACTCGGCATCATCGATTTCAAGCTGCAGGCGATCAAACCCGCTGGCCCGATCTTCGCCCCCGATCCACGCAATCCCCAGCGCATCAGCGCCAAGCCCGGCCTCACGCCAACCGGAAGACCCCGCAAAGCAACCGGCGGCGAACGGTTCAAAGTCCTGCGCCTGAGCCTTGCGGATGGGCCCATGTCCTTTAGCCAAATGCGCGCGGCCCTGGTGAAAGCTGGCTTCGCCTCGACCGGCCTCGGCAGCGCCATCACCCAATGGGTCAAGTTCGGCCTGATCGAGCGAACAGGCCATGGCGAATATCGGCTGAAGAAGGCTGACGATGCAGGCCGCGCGCCACCGTGACGCAAAGGAAAAAACCTGGGCCGCCCGCCGAGGTGACCCACTACCTGAGAGAATGGCGGCTGCATAAAAAAATGAGCCAAGTGGTCCTGGGGAAGAAAGCGGGCGCGCACGGGCCCGCGATCGCCCGCATGGAAAAGAAAACCTACGGCCTGTCGTTCAAGTGGGCCGTCAGGCTCGCCGCCGCGCTTGAGATCAGCGTTGACCAGCTCGCTGCGCCGCCCGAGCAAGCGGCGATCGTCATCGAGCAACGGCTGATCGAGATGGAGCGCCGCATCCTCGCCGCCATCGAACAAAGCTATGACCCCTGACAAAGCAACGCATTTATGCCAGAGAAAGGCGGCGCGGCCTCGATGAGGGATTGAGCATGCGGGTCAGGATATGGCTGCTTGGGGCTCTCGTCGCATTGTCCCCCGCCATGGGCGTGGCGGCGGGCTCCTCGGCGATCGTCGTGGCGACGTGTGGCGGCGTGACCATGGCGGCGGGCTACCTGAATTACGTCACCATCGACACCAATGGCCTGGAGTGCGCGGCCCCGTCATCGAGCACGCTGAGCGCGCCTGAGGAGACGCCGCCACCCGCGAAGCGGCATCGAAAGGAGCCGAAACGATGAGACGCCTCCTCCTCGCCGCGCTGCTGGCTTCCGTCGCCTTCCCGGCCCACGCCCAACAGGCGCGGGTCGTCGCCGCCTGCGGTTCGCTCGCGCCATTCGGCCCGACCCCGGCGGGCGGACAGGCCTACCCCACCATCGACGTCAACGGGCGGCTGTGCCTGTCAGGCGGCGGCGGCGGCGGCGCGCATATTCAGAACGTCATCACCGTCACCCTGGCGATGTCGCCCTACACATACACGCCAACGACGGGGATGGTGACGGTCAGAGTGGCCTGCGCTGGCGCGGGCGGCGGCGGCGGTTCGGGAGCCGTAACCGTATCAGGGACCGGCGTTAGCGGCGGCGCAGGCGGCGGCGGGGCCGCAGCTTTCGATGTCCTCTATAGCGCCGCTCAGGTTCTGCCATCGGTGCCCGTCACCATTGCTGCGGGCGGCGCGGCCGGTGTTGCGCCTCCGGCGGGGAGCGCGGCTGCTGGCGGCAATGGCGGCGGCGGGACAGGCTTCACCAGTTTTGGCGCACTGGGGAGGCTGTACCCGGGCGGCGGCGGGGCTGGCGGGCAATCCGCCGCCAATGCTGGCGCAGGCGGCTCGGCTGGCTACAACGGCGGCGGCGGCAATGGTTCAGGATCAACCAATGGCGCGGCGGGTGCAGTTGGCGGCGTGACCGCCTCTGGCGCTAACGCCACGACCAATTTCCAATACGGGTTGGGCGGCAGCGGCGCTCCCGGCGCCAATTCGGCTGGCGGCAACCCCGGCGGCTGGGGATCGGTTAACGGCGGCGGCGGCAGCGGCGGCGGCATAGCCCCCAACGCCGCTACGGGCTCCGGCGGCGTGGGCGGCAAGGTCTTCATAACATCCAATGCCGTCTTTGGCGGCAATGTCGGCGCGAATGGTGGAGGCGCGGGCGGCGCGGGCCTCAGTTTGGGAACGACCGGCGGCGGCCCCGCGAGCAGCGGCGGCGGCGGCGGCGGCTCATCGGGCGCGATCGGTACGGCGAGCGGCGCAGGAGGCGCAGGCGTCTATGGTTCTGGCGGGGGCGGCGGCGCTTCGACCCTGACCACCAACACGGCGCAAGCCGGGGCGGGCGGCGCTGGCGGCGATGGCGTGTGCATCTTGACGGAAAACTTTTGACCGCTGCAGAACTGAAAGCCGCCAGGGAAGAACTGGGCATGACCCAGGACGAGCTGGCCACGATCCTGGGCGCTGACCTGCGCACCGTCAAAGGCTGGGAGCATGGCGAACGCAATGGCCTGCCCGCGCCCATCCCCCAGCCCGTGGCGATCCTGATGACCATCGCCGTGCGCTACCCAGCCGTCTGGCGAACGATAAAAAAAATGGCCCCGAAGGGCCATTAATCTGTCTCTGTGACGAGCATCCGGATCAAAGCGTCCAGATGCTCCAGGATCAAAGGCGGCGCGCCCGCCGCCTTCAGATCCGAGCGCGCCCGGCGCAACAACGCCAAAGCCCGCTTGAGCCGAAACATCATGGGCTCACTCCTGGATCGAGCCGCTCGAACACCGCGCGATTAAACGCGGCTTCGAACCACGCCATTCAGAAGCAGTTGGTGTAGCACTGGTTGCCGTAGCAGCTCGTCGTGCAGCTCGTGGCGTAAGCCTCCGTGGCGGCGAACGAAGCGAGGGCCAGAAGCGCTGCGACAATAAGGGTTTTCATGCGTTATACTCCAGGTGAGACAGACACAATGTCTTGTCTTCCGCAATGCCAGATAGGGGGCATAATGCCCCCTTACAAGGGGTCTGAAATGGATGAATTGAAAGAAACCGTGGACACCCTGATCGACCTGGACGAGCCCGAAGCGCTCCTGGAGACGCTGAAACGCGCCGCGCAACGCAAGAAAGGCGATCGCTGGGCCAAACTCGCCGAGGCGCTTGGCTGCGCGCAGGCCAAGCTCGCCGACACGGACCCGAGGAAAGATCAGCCCAACCAGGACCTGAAGCTGGACCCAACGGCCGAGCCGGTGACAGATGTGACAGGTTCTCCGGTTTAGGACGTCGGAACCGTTCTCCTATTGTGCCGTTTTTGTGCTACAGGCGTTGATCAGTTCCAACCCAGGAGCTGATCAAATGCCCAACGGACACCCGCAGCAATCCGCCAGACCCGCCGCATCCCCCGCGCCAGCGCCCAAGCCTGAAGCGGCCAAGCCTGAAGCGGCCAAGTCTGAACCGCCGCTGCCGATCGGGGCCAAGCCCACCGATCCCAAAGACCCGCAAGCGGCCAAGTTCGATCCAAAGAGCGTCCCACCGCTCTGGAACGACCCCAAGAAGGCCAAAGAAGCCCGCCCAGCCCCCGAATGGAACATCAAGCCCGCCATTGACCCCCTGGCCGAAAAGCCGCCAGCGGGCTTTACTGGCGACGGCATGACCATCGCCGATGAACAACGCGCCCGCTCAGCCTGGATCGAAGCCCACGGCATGGCCGCCTACGAGAAAGAAGTCGACGACCGCCCCGACGACGAGCGGCCCACGTTCGACCCGCACGCCCTCGCCGGAGGCGGCGCGTTCGTCACCGCAGGCGCGCAAAAGCAAGTGCCGGGCGTCACCCCGCCAACCAAACGGAGCTGACGATGGGATACACAATCCTCGACATGCAGCGCGACACCCTGCTCGCCTGCAACAAGGCCCTGGCCGACAACAGCAAGAAGGAGATCACGACCGGCCTGGGCGAAATCATCGCCGAGTATGGCGATTTGCCAGAGCCGCCCAACGCCGCCGCCGTCCTGACCAAGCTGAACGAAAAAACCGCCGCCGCGCTCGCGAAACACGCCGACCAGAAGGAAGCCAAGGATGGGCCTCACTGACCAGACCCAGCCCCTGCCCTGGGGGAACTCGCAAAACGGCCAAAACCAGCTCCCGCCCGGCTACGGCGGCACAAGCTGGCTCAATTATCTGGCCTCGATGTTCGGCCCAGGACAGGCGCAGGCGGGCGGCGTCGACGCCCAAGGCAGACCCGCCGACGCCATCGCCGCGCTCAGGGCTGGCGGAACGCCCCCAGTCGACCCAAACGCCGTCAACAGCGCCATCGCCCCCAACGCCAACCCGGTCGGGCCGCCGCCGCCTGGACCGCCTGTTGGGCAAGGCATCCTGCCGCAGGCGCGCGGCCTCGCGAACCCATACCCAGGCCAAGGCGTCCTGCCGCAGGCCAGGGGCCTCGCTGTGCCGCCAGGACCCATGGCCCCAGGCAACACGATCCTGAACCCAGGAGCCGCCGTCGGCGCGAACCCAGCCGTCGCCGGAGGCACGACCGGCACGCCTCGAGCCGCGCCACAAGGCGCGGACAACCGCTTCGTCACCCTCGACCAGGGCCAGAACATAGACCCCACAGGCCGCAATCGCGGCGGCCCACAAGCGAGCGCGTTAAATTTGGCAGGCCTGTTCGGCGGCGGGCGGCCAGCCGCAGCCAACCCCAACGCCCCTGCGCCCAACGCGCAGCCGGTATCAGCCCTCAGACCCGTCCCCGGCCCGATGGCCAACGCGCCGATGCCGCCAACCATGCCTGCCGATGTCCGCCGCCAGCGCGCCGCCCAACTGCCAAGCACCGCTGGAGGCTATGGCAACCCACGCCTCTGGGGCTAGCGCCTGCAACCATCCCGGCGCTTCTCCAGCCCCAAGACCAAGTCACGCCGACCCCTTCGCCTGCCGCGTCACCGCCTTGAACACGCAATGGACGAGAAACTCAACCAAGCTGCGCTGCAGCGCCAGCTCCTTCTCGGCCTTGGCCTCCGACAACGTCCCCTTGGCCACCCACTTCGGATAGACCCGCTGCCGCAGCTCCAGCTCCCGCCGGGCGCAGCCCAGAAGGTCGTTCAGGTTCACGTCGTGCCACTGCATCGCCGGGTCGCTGATCCTCACGATCGGCGTGCGATGATCCGTTTCCTTCGGCCATTCCTTGACCACTCTTTGGCCCCAGTTCGTCGTTGTAGAACCCGATTAGGGCGCGGCAGCAATCGCGCAACTGGATGATGTGCGTCGCCACCGTCCTCTGATCGCCCCGGTACGCAGCCTCGGCGATCGAGCGCCCATAGCTCTCCACCTTGCAGGCCGTATCGATGATCGCCTCGAACGCGCCATCACGCAGGACCAAGCGAAGCTCTGGCGACAATTACCGCCAACCACCCTGATAGCCGCGCTCGAAGGCCTGCACGTTCGTCAGCCTGGAGAGTGAAGACCCCGGCACCGCCTCCACTACCGGCTGCTCGTTGCCGAAGCTTTCGCACAGCTCACGGTACCAAGCTGGCGCTCTCCCAACCCTGCGCTCCCTCTCCGCATCGAGAAATCGGCCCAGGCGATCTTGGTTTTCTTCCCACACCGGCCAATCAGACGGGTCGCTTGCTGCTTGATTTGCCATTACAACCTCCGGTTTTACACGTCGCGCGCGCGCTAAGTAAATTCAACGGACGACTTATATTCAACTGCAGTGGAATAAGAAGAGCATTCGAAAGAACTGATCTTAAGTAAATCTTAGAACCTTACTTAAGAAAGGAAGAAAGAAAGGGGATCTATTCTGCGGGCACGCGCGCGCGCATGCGAGAAGCCCCTCGCGGCTGCAACGGCGCAAATCTACCCTGCACTCTGAAAACTTGCGTCTTCAAAGTGTTGAAGATTTCTGGTAAGAGGCTAGTTGAGGAGCCTAGAAACCCTCAACCAACCTGGGCCTGGGTGGGCGTCGGCCAATGGCCCGCCCAGGTTCTACTTCAGCGTCTCCCTTCCAAATTCGAGTGTCTTGAGCGTCTCGATGGCCTCGTCGAGACGTTCGCGCATCTGGTCAATTTCCGCCTGCCGCATGTGGGCGCGCTTGCCGAAATCCTGCACATGGTTCTTGGCCCATTCGACGGCCTCGATCTCGTTGGCGATCGTCATGCGCCGCCGCCTTTGAGCAGCCATTTCACAAAATCGTGCAGCCTCACCACGACGCTGTCGATATTCCGACGATCGCCGCCGCCGCGCCGCCTGCCGTCGCAATAGCGCCAGGACCAGCGCGCCAGCTCCTTCGCCCGCTCCAGCGGAAACATCAGGAGGACGAGCGGCTTGCCATTGTCGTCGTTGAGCTGGTGGACCCAAACGTCGGCTGAACAGGCGGCGATGCCGCTGGGCTCGCCGTCCTGGGCGTATTCGATGCAGAGCTTGCCGGTGCGTCGCCATTGCCACGTCTCGGCCTTCAGTTCGATCGTGCCTTTGGTCAGGAGCCGGGCGAGCTTATGCTCGCGCAGGTTCGCCATGTTCAACTGGATGTCGAACTTGTTGTTTGGGTTGAGGGCGTACAGCTCACTCATGCGGTCGCCGCCTGCTTAAGTGTTGCCTCGCGCGGCAAGATCCTGGGCTCGCTCTGGCGTTTCAGCGCGCCCCAGCGTTCAAGCTGACGGATCGGCTCGTCGCGGCCATAGACCACCGCATGCGGGATGCCGAGCCTGATCATCATCACCTGGATGTCGAGCTGATCCTCAGACAGGCGTCGGCAGCGATCGGCCTTGAGTTCGAGCCAGCCGGTGCGGTCGCCCAGCGTCGGCGACATGACGATCAGATCGAATAAGCCCCTGGTCAGCCCTGCTTGGCCGAAAGCCCGTGCGTTAGGACAGGCGGCGACCAGGGAGCCAGGGACGCCGAAGGCCTGCCAATGCTCCATGACCGCAGCCTGGATCTCGGCCTCAGACGGCGCATAGATATTCCCCCCACGCGCCATCGTGAGCCTCTCAGGCTGCTTGATAAAATTCTGGCGAAATCTCTTTCAAATGCTTGAGCGAGCGGATGCGCGCCTCGATCAGCGGCAACTCGCCGAACATCCGCATCTTGGCCTCCGGCGCGAGCAGCGTGAGCCAGCGCAGAGCCAGATCCAGCGAGGGCTCGCGGCGGCCATACTCGACCGTGGTCATGTGCATGCGGGTGACGCCCAGGAGCGCGGCGAAGTCCCGCGCCATCATCTTGGGGTACTTGGCCTTGCGCAGCGCGATCAGCTCTTCGAGCTTGGGCCGGTTGGGCGGCCGGTTCGCGTATCTGGCTGCGGTTGGCATCCGCTCAAGATGCGTCAAGGGCGTTGCTTCCGTCAAGGGAATATTCGCAGAAAAATGAAAGATGGGGCGGCCGTATCTTAAGACGTCTGAAGCTTTAAGACCTCTTAACAGTTTAAGACGTCTTACAGAATGACATTAAGACAAGTATTCGCACCATTTTTATATTGACAGCAGGATAGGGCAAGAGCAACATCGCCCTTTCCTGGAGCCCCGACATGAGCAATAATGACCCAGCGGCCGAGGTCCCTTACCAGTCGGCTGCTGCGCCGCCTTCGGGTGCTGTCGTCGTAGCGCCCCTAGCGCCTGAGGGCGGCGGCCTGCTCGCCATGATCGAGCGGCTCGCCACCCGGCCAGACCTCAACATCGACGTGTTCGAGCGGCTGCTCAATGCGCGCCGCCAGGAGGAAGACCGCGCCGCCGAGCGCGCCTTCAACGCCGCGATCAGCGCCGCCAAGGGCGAACTCTCGCCGGTCATCAAGACCCGCGAGGTTAATTTCACCGGCAAAAGCGGAACGCGAACCCAATACAAATACGAGCAATTCGCCGATGTCGCCCGCGTCGTCGATCCCGTCTTCGCCAAGCATGGCTTGAGCTACCGCTTCGACGTCGACCAGACGCTCGAACAGGTGAAGGTGACGTGCATTCTCAGCCATTCCGATGGCTACAGCGATAAGACCAAGCTTGAAGCCAAGGTCGACCCTGGCGCGACCGGCATGTCGCTGGTTCAGGCCCTCGGTTCGAGCCTGACCTACTTGCAACGCTATTCGCTGCGGGCAGCCATCGGCCTCGCCGCATCGGTCGATGACGATGGGCTCGCGACTGGAGGCTCATCGCCCAGGATCACCATCGATCAGGCCAATGACCTGCAGAGGGTCATTGACGAAACCGGCCGCAGCGCAACGACGCTGCTCAGGCTCGTCGGCGTCAATGAGATCGCCGACATGAACCTCGACCAATTCAAGCGGGCCAAGGAGGTCCTCGACCTCGCCAGGGCCGAGAAGAGACGCAAAGATGCTCCAGGGAACTGACGAGTGGCGTCAAGCGCGCTGCGGTTCGATCGGCTCGTCCGACGCGCCCAAGGTCGTGCGCAAGACCAAGACCGGCTACTCGGCCGATCGCGCCAACTTGCTGGCGAGCAAGGTCCTTGAACGGCTGACCGACATCCCGGTCGAAATCCCCAAAACCTTTGCGATGGCGCAGGGGACCGCGCGCGAACCGCTGGCGCGTCTGACCTACGCGCTCGTCAAAGGCGTCGAGGTTGCAGAAATCGACATAGTTTTGCACCCGCGCATCAAAGGCGCGCACGCCTCGCCCGACGGCCTAATTGGCGCGGACGGCCTCGTCGAACTCAAATGCCCGCAGCCTCCCGCTCATCTCGACACGATCCTCAACCAGACGATCGGCAACGATTACCTCGTTCAGATCCAGTGGCAGCTCGCTTGCACCGGCCGCGCGTGGTGCGATTACGTCTCGTACAATCCTGATTTTCCGACCGGCATGCATTTTTGGGTCCGGCGCATCCAACGAGACGCGGCCATGATCCGCGAGCTGGAGGGCGAAATATCCAAATTCATCAAAGAGATAGACAGGAAGGTTGAAGAGCTTTCACGCTGCTATGCGGCGTGATTGGGCAAGGCACGGCATGGCTCGGCACGGCTCAGTTCGGCACGGCTCGGCATGGCTGGCTTTAAAAGGAGGCGCAAAATGGCAAAACACAAACCAGTATTGAACGAGGCAGAGACGAAGGAAAACGTCATCAGCCTGCGCAAGTTGATTGAAGGCAAGACCACTTTCAAACGGTTCGACGTTTGGCTTGTTGGCGACACCCCGCTCATTACTCATTCGTGGAGCGAAAAAGCCCGCCTCGACATGTTGCGAAAACAGGTCAAAGCGGTCACCGCCGCCGGTCGCCAAGCGCGGAACCCCGAGGAAGATTTTCAGAACTCGCTCTATGAAATCTCCGACGGCGTTTATGGTTTTCCAACGACGGCGGTGAAGCTCGCGATGGTTTCGAGCGCGCATGTCGACAAGGGCATCAGCAAGACCGGCGTCCTGGCCAACGTCTGGCTGGACGCTCACATGTACAAGGTCCGACCGGCGTTAGCTGACGCTGTTTGCGACATGCCGCTCACCCGCATTTACGGATCGCGGCCTGAGATGCGCGAGGACATGGTGCGCGTTGGCCAGGGCGTGCAGAAAACCTCGACGCTGGCCTACCGCGCGCAATTCTCGATCTGGGCGGCGAAAGTCACCGGCCGGTTCAACCCTACACAGGTTCCACCTGAGGCGCTCGCGTTCCTGATCGACGAGGCCGGTCGCGCCTGCGGCTTGGGCGATTGGCGCAACGAAAAGCGGGGCGTGTTCGGCTCGTTCCATCTCGCCAACGCAGACGAGGAGGACGCCTGGGTGAAGTTCGCCCGTGGCGAAGGCCCGTTGCCTGGGCCTGAATACGTTCAATTGGAGGCTGCGGAATGACCCGATTTGCTTTCGTTGGCGTGGCGTCAAGTCACGCCAAGCGCGCCGGAGCGCAGGAGATCGGCGAGGCTTTTGACGCGATCCGGCTCGGCAACGGCGGCGAACTGCATACGCAGGATGTCGTCGAGGAGGCTCGCGACGTAAGCAGCCCGCTTCATTCGCATTTCGAGTGGGACGATAAAAAGGCTGGGCATGAGCATCGGCTCAACCAAGCGCGGGCGCTGATCCGGTCCATTCGCATCATCGATGATGACGGCGAGCGATCCAAACCGGCGTACCTGTCGATCCGCGCCGACGACGGCGTCGCCTATCGAGCGTTGTCGGACATTTTGTCGTCCGCCAACTTGCGCGAACGCCTGCTGATCCAGGCCGAGCGCGATCTGAAAGCTTGGACGCAGCGATACGCCGAGCTGAAAGAAATCGTCGAATTGGTCGAACCAGCTCGACGTGAGCTTCGCCGCCGGATGAAACCGCGCGGCGGGGATGAAGCCCGTCCGTGACGATGGGCTTGGCAGGGCTTGGCGCGGCCTGGAGTGGCAAGGCATGGCTCGTCCCGGCAGAGCGCGGCTGGCTCAGCTTGGCGCGGCATGGCAACGCGCGGCTCGGCAGGGCTCGGCTTGGCTGGCATGGCTGGGCCCGGCTCGGCGAGGCATCGCAGGGCGTGGTCGGGCAGGGCATGGCACTGCGTGGCGCGGCTGGCTGGGTGCGGCACGGCAACGCTGGGCTGTTCCCGGCTTGGCGTGGCAGAGCAAGGCTCGGCTGGCATGGCGCGGCTGGTCTGCGCACTGTGTGGCTTGGCGGGGCGTGGCGTCGCTGGCAGGGCAAGGCCATGCCCGGCATGGCTCGGCGCGGCCCGGCGCGGCGATGCTAGGCGCGGCACGGCACGGCAGGGCTGGCAAGTCAAGACGTGGCCGGGCACAGCCTGGCGTGGCCGGGACAGGCTATGCGTGTTCGGGCGAGGCTGGCTTGGCACGGCGCGGCGTCGCAGGGCACGGCGACGCTTGGCGCGGCTGGGCTCGGCACGGCTGGCGGGGTGTGGCTAGGCCATGCCGATCCAGGCGAGGCTGGCCCTGGCAAGGCGAGGCAAGGCTTGGCTGGCTCAAGGGGGAGGCTCGATGAGGGCCTCCCTCACCCGGCTTAAGCCCCAAATCGGCGGTTAAAGCCCATGTTTTGTTTCACATGGAACGGCGCACAGATGATCCCCATGCGGGCTGAGGCCGCGCAAAAGGCGTTCGTGATCGGCCGCCGATATTGGCTCGACGAGGTGAGCGAGCGGAGCTGGATCAGTCATCAGCATGAATTTGCCTGGATCGCCGAGGCCTGGGGCAACCTGCCAGAGGCAATGATGGAGCTATATCCAACGCCTGAGCATCTGCGCAAAGCCGCGTTGATCGCCACCGGGTGGTATCGTGAAGTTTTCGTCGAGGCGGGCAATAAAGAGGCCGCGCGGCGTGTCGCGTCCTATGTGCGCGGCGACGATGAATTTGCCCATGTCGTGATCAGTGGCCCGGCGGTCATCGTCAAGAAGGCCCGGAGCCAGCGCACGCGCGGCCTCGACCGCATGAACAGCAAAGAGTTCGAGGCGAGCAAGCAGGCGATCCTGGGCTGGATTGCGACCCTGATCGGCGTCTCGGCCGAAGACCTTGCAGCGGCGACATCAGCATGATCCGCATCTCATTCTCGGCCGCGACGGCGCGCAAGATCAAAACCCGCGCCACCGATCTCAGCGGGCGCACGTGGTGCGAGCTGTGCGGCGCTGAATGTCCGACGCGGGCCGATTACGAGATCGACCATTGCGTCGCTGAAGGCGCGCGGCCGGTAGGCGACGCCCGTTTGCCGCTCGTCGCTGACGATGGCAAGCTCTTGTGCCTCCCGTGCCACGACAAAAAGACGAGGCGGGACGTACGGGAGATCGCCAAGACCAAGCGCCTGGAGGGCAAGCATCGGCCGATCGAGGGTGGGCCGAGCGAGATCGCCCGCCGCTACAGCGTTAAGCAGGAGCCGCACAGATGAAGCCGCTCGCCCTGGCGCTCGCGCTCCTGGCCTCGATGCCAGCCGAGGCGGCGGCCTGTCACCGCTATAGCCACTGGTATTACCCCTGGCGGCAAAGCTGCCGCGTTCATCAGGTTTCATCAGAGTTCATCAGAAGGCCAGCCGTCGGTCGGGAAAAGGCGGTAATTCAATTACCGCCCGAGCCAGAAATCCCCCTGCCGAGCCTCGCCAGGGCCGAGGTCGATGGCGGCGAGGCGGATGAGGCCAGCCGCCGTGCGCTGCTGCTGCGGGTCGCCGTAGGGGTTCCCGATGCCTACTAAGGTCAACGGGCCGCTGCTGGAGGATTACAAGCGCGCCTTGAAGGCCGCGAAGTGGAGCGGCGCGAAATCCGTCACGGTCATTATTGGCGGAACGCCCATTGTCATCTCGTTGGATGCTCACTATGTGGAAACGATGGGGCCGCCCCATCTTCCCGTACCGGATGCCAAACCGGAGGAGGAGGAGCTGCACAACTGGAAGCAATGGTAAGGGAAAATGGAACCGATTTCACGTAAGCAGACGCAAGAACATTGCAGACGAGTGTTGGGACGCAAGCCGCCGAAGGGCCTGCGTCCCGAGATAACCCGGCACGGCAAGCCGATCTGGGTCTACCGAGCGACCGGCATCTATCACCAAATGCAGACCGCCCCCGGCTCGGTCGCGTTCTGGCAGGAGTTCACCGACGCCAGCCGGGGCGTTCGCATCGCCGACGCCACGCTGCCGATACTCAAGTCCAACGATCCGGCGAGCCTTCGGTGGCTCGTCGACGAGTACATCGGCTCAGACAACTTCGCTGAGTTCAAGCCAAACACGCAGAAGGGCCATCGCAACCTTCTCAAGCGGCTGGCCGCCGCGCATGGCGACGTGCCCTTCGCCAAGGTCCAACCGAGGAACCTGAAAGACATTCGCGACCACATTGCGAAGTTCGGCTCAGACCCGGCGAACCCAAAGCCCGCGAAGGCATCAGCCAACCAGCTCATCAGCGCGGTGCGCGGCATGTACAAGTGGGCCGAGGAGGAAAGAGAGTTGTTCGACAAGGATTGGATCAACCCCTGCGATAGCCTCAAGCGCAAGGCGCATACATCGGTGGCTCGCCACAAGTGGAGCGAGCTTGAGTGCGACAAGTACGAGGCGGCCTACGCCTACGGCACGCGCGCTCGGCTCATGTACGAGCTGCTCCTCACCGGCCAACGCTGCTGCGATATCGTCCGCATGGGACCGGAGCACATCGGGTTGCATGACGACGGCGAGGGCCAAGTTGAGATGATGCTGATCAAGCAACAGAAGACCGGCAAGGACGCCTGGGCTCCGATCCCGCCCAATCTGAGGAAGGCGCTCGACACGGCTAAGAAGGCCGGTGTCTTGGGCTCGGCGACGTTCGTCGGCTCTGAGTTTGATGGCGGCGCGCCAATCTCGGCTGGCCACTTCTCAAACTTGATGCGCCGGGCCTGCGACCAAATCGGCGTCCCCGAATGCACCGCGCACGGCATGCGCCACTACGTCGCCACGCACTTGCTTGAGCAGGGCCTCGGCGTCGAGGCGTTGATGGCGGTCCTCGGCGACACGATGGAGCGTTGCCAGGGCTACGTGCGCGAGTTCGAGGGCAAGCAGGTCGCGATCCGCGCAGCCCGCACGATGGGACGTAACCGCTTCAAGATCGTGAAGGCGGCGTGAGGGGCCTCCTCACCATCATCCCGGTCAGCGGGGCCGTCAGTTCGAAAGAGCTGGCGGCCCCGCCTGCGTTGAAAGCCCTCCAGGCTGGGGTTGGCGGCTACATCCAGCTTGTGCCGTACTTCCTCTGCTACGAGGGCGAGCCCTGCATCGCCTTCTGCGACGAGGAGGGCAAGCTCAACGGCCTGCCAGTCAACGAGCGCGCCACCGCGCTCTGGCACATGCTGGAGCCCAGGTTCATCCGCCAGGATGTCCTCGTCGGCCCGATCGTGATCATTACCGGCGACCAAGAACTCATGCGGGCTCTGTGATGACCTTGACCCCAACCGACATCACCAAAATCCAGGAACTCTACGCCAAGCTGGAGCGGATCCACGCTCAACGCGTCAGCATCAAGGACGTGACGCTGACCCGCGTGGACGGGGACATCCGCAAAGGCACCAGCGGCCTGGAGCACCGCGAGTTCCGCGACCTCTCGCCAGAGGCGGCGGACGAGATCCGCGATGTGATCGCGCGCGACCTCCGACGCCGCGCCGCCAAGATTGTCGAGATCCTGCACAAGTTCGGCTGCGAGGCGAAGCTCACCGACGCATAAGCACCAGCGCCATGTGAAATAGATTTTTCCCCTTTTAGATTTTTGACCCAGGACGAGCTGTGAGCTTCACGATCGATTTCACCCAACAACCCAGACGGCGCTGCGGCGATTGCCAACTGTGCTGCAAATTGCTGCCGGTCAAGTCGATGGCCAAGTTGGCGGGCGACCGCTGCTCGCATCAGCGCCACCGCAAAGGCTGCGCCGTCCACGCCAAGCTTGGGCGCGTCTCGCCCGAATGCAAACTCTGGAACTGCCGGTGGCTGGTCGAGGACGATGTCGAGGGCATGTCGCGCCCCGATCGCTCGCACTACGTGATCGACTTGATGCCCGACTTCGTCACCCTGCAAGACGAGGCGACCGGCGCGGCGCAGCATATCCAGGTCGTGCAGATCTGGGTTGATCCCGATTATCCCGACGCCCACAAGGACCCGGCGCTGCGCGCCTTCCTCGAACGCCGGGCCAAGGACAACATCATCGGCCTCGTCCGCTGGGACAACACGCGCGGCATGGCGCTCTTCCCGCCATCACGGTCGGAGAACGGGCAGTGGAACGAGAAACATAGCGACCTTCGGCGCCAGGAGGAACACTCGCTCGCCGATGTCGTCAAAGCTCTTACCGAACCGGAGGCCACATGACCAAGCCGCGTGATCCCAACTGCTGCCTGTGCGGCCTGCCCTACGAGCGCGTCGGCAACAACCCTGAGCCGCTCGCCGCTCATGGCCGCTGCTGCGACGCCTGCGACGAGGTGGTCATCGAGGCGCGCATCGACATGAAGAGGTTCACCGCTGAGTTGGACCGCGTCGAAGAAGCGATGCTGCGCGTCGGTCCGAACTTCCTGCGGCAAACCGCCGTGGCGGTGATCTGCGCCTCGCGCGGCCCCCTTCTCCTGGCCGAGAAGAAGCGCCAGATCGCCAAGCTCTACGCCACGATTGAGGATGACGAGCGCGAGGTGTAAGCCGGTGAGCATGATCGATTGGCTCGGCTACGCGTTCGGCGTGATCGCAATTATCTGCATCGTGCTGCCGCCGAAATATGATCCGGCGATCCGGTGGAAAGAACACCAGGAGCGAGAGCAAAATCCCCGTACCTAATTCCAGGGTACGGGGAAGATCCTCGGAGACGCCCGGTTTTGCTGTGGTATCGAATTTGGCAGCGAAATTCTGTAATCGAGCAAAAACAATAGGTTAGCCGATTTTCCCCGTACTTTTACCCCCCTCTCTACTCTAAGCCCAGCCAGCGCCCGCCCCGTACCTTTTCAGATCACCAGATCGTATTTTCTCTGCTCGTCCTCGGTCAGCTTGAGGCTGGCACGGCGTGCGGCATGCACGGCTATCTTCTCGATCTGCGCGTCGTCCAACGGAACCACGATCGTGACCCCGGCGCTCATCTCCAGCCGAACGAACTTGGCTCCCACTTCTTTGGCCGCGCGCAGCGCCCTGAGGTAATCCCGTTGCAGCGGGCCTTTCGCATGAGTGGGCATAACCTTGGCCTCCAAAGACAGAGAATTGGCCCGCCGATGATGGCGCTTCAGCCGCATGACGCCATATGATAGAACAGTGATATCCTGGCAAGGGAACCCGACGAAAGTGGCCAACGAAGTTTCGCTTGAATTTCTCTCCCGCCAACTGGAGCGCGTGCTCGATCGGCTCGGCGGTCTTGAAGATCAAGTCACCGTGCTTACCGGCATGGCGATGCGCCACGACGGCGCATTGACAGGGCTCACCGTCGAGGTGCGCGGCCTCGTCCAATCGATCGCCAGAGTTGAACACCGTTTGCGCAAGGTCGAGGACGCTGAACCATGATGATGTTGGATGCGGCCGAGCAAGCCAAAAGCAAATGGTGTCCGTTCGCCCGTGTCAGGGCATTGGACAACGGCTCCGTCAACCGCTTCGGCCTCTCTTCGGAGGATTGGCCACACTGCATCGCGGACGGCTGCATGGCGTGGCGGTGGGCAAACCAGCCCGCCGACGAGACAAAACACAGAGGCTATTGCGGCCTCGTCAGTAAGGAGAACGCGTGATGACCTTCTGGAGCGAACTTCTCTTCATCGCCCTGGCGATCTTCGTCTGGAATGAAGCGGAGAAATCGATCGCGAGGCGAACCGCCGACGAGATCGAGCGGCGCAGCAAGCCGCATGCGCCCCCGAGCCCAAAGACACCCAGCGTCTTCTCGTCGCCCAGGCTTGCGCTCGCCGGAGCCGCGATTGGCTCCATCGGCCTCCTCGCCGTCCTCGCCAGAGGATGGTGATCCCTACTGCCCAGGCACCCACTGATCCCACAGGGGGCCTGGGCTCGACGCACGCGCCGCCGCCGCGCCGCCCTGGACCAAGCTCCGAATAGCCGCTTGCGCCCCAGGCGTGGCCAGTTTGTCGGCGGTCCAATCGGCCACCTTGCCAGCGGCTTTGTACGCGCCCGTCGCACCGAGCATCTCCTGACCGGGGAACCAAGCCGGGAGCTTGTGGGCGACAGCGGTGCCAGCCAAGCCCGCGCCGTACTTGAATAGCTCAGGGCTGGTCAGCGCCGCACCGACGACATGACCCAATGCGCCCCCAGCCGCGCCCCCAGCCGCGTCCTTGCCGATCTGCTCCCAGCCCGCTGTGTCTGGGAACCAGTTCGGTTGCGAGTTGTAGCTTTTGACCCCTTCATGCAGGCCACCCGCCAGCTCCGGCCCCACCCAAGGAACGAAGTTGAGCGCCGACGTCGGGCTTCCGAAGTTGCCCGCTACGTCGGCGCTCGCCGCCGCCGCTGGGCCGAGCCGCTGCCGCGCCGCCGCCGCCGCCGTCCGAAGGCTGGGCAGCGAGTTCATCGCTGCCTCGTTCAAGGCGACGCTCGACCAATCGCCCGGCTGAGCGGAGCCTTGGGACGCCTCTTGACCTGGGGGAGGCGCTTGGCCGCCGCCGGTCTGGGCGTTCGGGTCAAACGGGACGTAACTGCCCTTCGGCGCGGGCGGCGCAGCCTGCGCAGGCGCGTTATCGGGCGGCGCTGTGAGCGGCTTGTTTGGATCAAACGGGACGTAGGGCATGGGTTATTCCACGCTGCTGGTGTCGAAGCCCTGAGCCTTGAAATGCTTAATCGCGTTCGTCGGCCCGAACCGCTCAAGGTCGTTCTTGAAGCTTGCGAGGTCGTCGGCAGTGGGCTGCGTGAGCTTCTTGTTCGGCGTGACCGTCTTGAAGCTGCCGCCAGGATCGAGATCGCCGCCAGGGTGATACATCGGATCGAGGTAGGGCTGGAGATAGCCCGGCATGTCGGCCAGCCTGCCCGCAGCGCCATAGGCGTTAGCCTGGGCGGTGAGCGCGTTCTTGATGCGCGGCTGGATCACATCCCCGACGTAATCCTTGATGCCGAGGTTGGTGAAATCCTCGGAGTTCGCGCCGAGGATCGCGAGGTTCTGGCCAACGCCCTTCGGGCCGCCGCGCGCCGCCAGGGCCTTCGACGTTCCCCCCAGCCCCTGCATCTTGGTGAGCAGGTTGGCCGCGTCCGATCCAGGGATCGCGCTCGCCAACGCGCCCGTGAACGGTTTCCCCGCGACGTTCTTGAGTTCAGGTGAAGCCGCGACAGAGCCGAGGTCGTCGATATAGCTGGTCAGGCCTTGGTTCATGCCGTTGAACTGGCCCTTGGCGTCGCCGAGATCCTTTGAATAGATCGACCACTTCGTCGGGTCGGTCAGGTAGCTCGGCGGCGGCCTGCCCTGGTTCGCGGGATCGGCCAGCCACTGGGTGCGCGCCTGGGCCATCGAGCGCATGTCGCCCGTCATCCCCGGCAGGCCTCCGGTGATGATCGTCGGCAGGTAGTATTTCTGCCAATCCTCCTCCGAGCCGCCGCCCTTGATGAACATGTCGTGGTCGGCCGTGATGTTGCGCTGCTGGTCGGTTGGCATCTCGTTTCTGACGAGATCGGGGCCGCGACCGGCCAGGATCTCGGCGCGGGCGGTCCCCGGCGGCAGGTTGAGTTTTTTATCAATGGCGTCGGCTTGGCCGAGCATCGCCTGCTGCCCCTGCATCCCCTGCTGGGCGTTGTAGAGGCTCATCAGGTTCGAGACCTGCTGGCCAGCGTCAGCCCCGCCGCCGACGCTGGCCATGATGTCATGCGCGCTTTCGGGCGACGCCCAGTGGCTGGCGAGCAGGCCGAGGCCGTGCATCATCATGTTTTCCGAGCGGTTCCGCTGATCCATCTGCAGGTAGAGCGACATCAGATTGGGCGGCTGGGCGAGCTGGCCGTAGGACGCGCTCATATCGGGGCTGCTTGAATAGGCTGCAGGCTGCGGCGGCGAACCGGGAGGCGGTGTCTGGCCTGGGAAAGGGGCGGCAGGCGCAGTTGCGGAAACGGGCGTCGCGTTTGGAGTTGGCGCGTTGGGATCGGGCGGCGGCGGCGGCCCTGCAGGCGCGTTGGGCGCGTTAGGCGCGTTGGGATCGCCCTGTGGAGGAGGGCCGCCTTGGGTCTGCTGCCCTGAAAGCGCGCGCGCCAGTTGCTGCTGCGGGCTCGGGCGGCCTGCTAGCTGGTCGAAAAGGTCAAAAAGGCCCAAACTCGTCACTCCTCATTGACAACGCCGCACTCGCCTCGCACGATGCGGCCGGGCCATCTTTTTGGCCCAGGCATGGCGGGGCCTGGCTTGGCGATGCATGGCTTGGCGACGCGCGGCCTGGCCACGCGGGGCAAGGCACAGCCAGGGCGGCGGCTTTCGGGTCGCCGCCCATCATTGCTTTCGACCCTGAATTGCGGACAACGCGCTCAGAAAATTCTGGTTCATGCCCGGCTGTCCCTGCGCCTGCTGCAGGAAGGCGTTGTTGACGCCGCCGCTCGGCTGATAGCCCGTGACCTGCGGCACGGTTGCGCCTTGCGTCGTCGGGTTGCCAGGATTGGCCAGCGCATTGAGCGCTGGCATCCAATTATTCGGCGGCCCCGATTGCTGCGGCGCGGCCGATGGCGCTGGCCCTGCTTGAGATTGCGCTGGTTGCTGTGGCCGTTGCCAGCTTTGCCCTATGACGCCGCGCCCAAGGCTGGTCTGCCCCGCAGGCATCCCATCAGGCATGGTCGCCATTCGTATCGGCGCCTGCGGGGATGCCTGCGGGGCTGCCTGCGGGGCGGCGGGCGTGTTGTTGATGCTCATCCCGCCAGGGTTGGCCTGGGCCCAATTCTGGTAGCTCTGGATCGGCTGGCCGGTTGCGGCGTTGACCGGGCCGCCCTGGAGGCCAGGGTTGTAGCTCGGCGGCCAGGGCATGGCCGCGTTGTTGTAGTTCGAGAACTGGTTCGAGACCTGATCCGGCTCGAACATATAGGGGTTCGTCATCCAGGTGTTGGTGAGCAAGCCGAGATCTTGGGCCATGGCCTAACTCCTAATAGGCGCTGCTGCCGCCGCCCGCGTATCTGCTGTACGGGTCGAGCGAGCCTGAATACATCGCCATCTGCAGCGCCGACGGCGAGTTGAGCGTGGTTCCCGGCAAGCTGGGCATGCCGCTCGCCAAGCCGGGCATTTGCGGCGCGACCGGCGATTGCGTCTGGGTGGGGTTGAAAGCGGCGAGCGACGGTTGCGTCATGAAGCCCTGCTGGGCGAGGTTCTGCTGGGCGACCCGTTCGCCCATGGTGTTCTGTCCGCCCGGCCCCAGCATCATCGGGCCGCCCACCGCCTGGGCCGATCCAGTCGGCGGCGGCTGCAAGAATGGCGGCGTCTTGGATTGCCCGCCGCCGCCGCTGTTGTCTCCCCCTCCCAGGGCCGTCTGCAAATCGCCAAGGCCCTTGGCGGTCATCTGCGCGCCTGGAGAATTGGGTACAAAGCCCGGCAAACGGCTCGCCAGTCCGCTTGAGGGCGTCGCTGGGGCTCCAGGGGCCGGAGCGGCTACAGGGGCGCTGGCGGCCACCGGAGAGCTATTGAGCGACGTTCCTGGCGTCACTGGAGTGGAAGGGCTGCGCCCCGGCCCGGTCCCCTTATTGTTTTCGCCGCCCGCCGTTCCGTAGACCTGCGCCCCGATCGTAATCGGGTTGCTCATCTGGCTAGCCCAGGAGGGAGGCTGGCCTCCCTTCATCGCGCCCGGCGCGTAATAGTTCAGAGCCCCCTTGGTCGGATCGGGCGATTGTCCCGAGAAGACGTTGTCGACGATGTTGCCGATGTTTTTGTAGGTCGAGCCATTTGGATCAAGATTGGCTCCAACATTGTTCGCCCCGGCCCCATGGGCATATCCAGTGAGATTGTTCCACATCGAGAACTGGCCGGGAGCTTTAACGACCTGTTCGCCCGTATTGCCCCATCTTCCGTCGTTCAACCGATTGCGAAGAACATTGGCGACCGCAGTTTGCCCCGCAGGATTTCGGTCTGCTTCGCCAGCAACCGTTCGGATAAACCAATCGCGGTCGCTCGACGATAGAGGAGCCGCGCCAGAGGCCTGCGGCGTGGGTGTGGTCGAGTTGATCGTCGTGCCAGTCGCGGGCGCTGCAGGCGCGGTCGACGAGCTGCTCGCCGTCGGCTGGTTCCAGGTCGGGTTGCCGGTCATCTCGAAATGCGGCTGATCGGGATGCTTCCAATCGCCGCCCGCCGTCAGGTTGACGTTGAGCTTGGCGGCGGCGGCCTTCATCGCATCGCTGACCGCCTTCTGCTGACCAGGGTCGAAGTTGACCTGCCCCTGGTCGTCCAGGGGCCACAGGTCGGCGGCGTTGCCCTGCATGTGGATGGCGGCGTCACCGCCGCCTTTCGCGCCGATCGGCGACCATCCCCAATTGTGGGCTAGGTCTTGCTGCTGGGCGGTGCGGATGCCCGAGCCGAGAACAAACTTGAGGTTTGGGTTGTCGGCCCGCGCCTGAGCGATGACCGCCGCCAGTTGCGGATTGATCTTGCCGAGGTTCGCCGCCTCGCCGCCGAGCGGATCGGGGTTCCACTGCTTGAACTTGCCGAGCTGGCCGGGGATGCCTCGACTGTCAACGTCGGGGATGTTGCCGTAGATGTCAGCCACGCCCGCCCCCAGCCATCGCGCCGCGCATCTGCGGCATGCCGGTCGGACGCCGCATCTTCGGCGGGCGCAGGTTGGCCCCCATCGCGCCGGTCACGCCCATTGGCGCAGGCGGCGCGAGCGCCCCTGGCACGGGAGCAGCTCCACCCATCTTCGGCATGCCCTGTGGCCGGATCGACGGGACGGCTGTGAGCTTGGTCTTCGTGATCGATGGGCCGCCTCCCGGCATCCCGCCCGGTGCGCCAACGGCGTTGAGCGCGCCCATGTCGACGCCGTGCATCGCCTGCCCCGTCGGCGGATGCACGCCGATCGTCTTCACCGCATGCGGCGCAACCTGCATCACGTCCTCGGCCATTGGGCCGCTAACCTTGGGATAGCTCTTCGGGTCGCCCTTGTAGCGATAGGAGTAGATCGGCAGGCCAGTCGGGGGATGCACGCCGGTCTTGGTGATGTCGGTCTTCAGCGCCTTGTCGGAGGCAAACAACGCCGCGCCTGCGCCGCCCGCGCCGAACGCGCCGCCGGAGCCGAACATGCCGCCCAGGCTTTCGAGGCCGCCCATGACCGCGCCGCCGATGCCGGGGTTGGTTTGCGTTTCGCTCTGGCCGGTCGACGAGCCCATCGTGGTCGAGCCGTAGGGCGTCATGCCCAAGGCCGATTGTAAGACGCCGAGCTGCTGGCCAGGGTAGGCGTTCGCCTGATTGAACTGGCCCATGTTCGCGGCGATCTGGTTCTGCGCCTGCTGCTGCTCCTGCGCGCCCGCCGTGCTCTCCTCCAGGAACTGCTGGCGCTGATTGGTCTGCGCCTGGGTGCCGAGAGCGCCCATGCCGCCCGCCGCCGCGTTGTTGAGGGTTTCCTGCTGCAGCCCCGCCATCTGGTTTTGATAGGCCGCCGTGTTCTGCGCCCCGGCGTTGAACTGGCTCATGTTGTTGGCTTGGCCAGTGTTGAACTGGCTCATCTGGTTGGCCTGCCCTTGGTTATACATTCCAACTTGATTGGACTGCCCGGCGTTGAACTGGTTCGCCTGATTGGCTTGCCCCTGGTTGTACATGCCGACCTGATTGGTTTGGCCAGCGTTGAACTCTCCCATCTGGTTCGCTTGCCCGACGTCGAACTCGCCAGCCTGCTGCGCCTGCTGGTAATTGGCCTGATTGAGCCCAGCCGCCATCTGGGCTTCGCTGAGCGCGCCTTGCGCCCCCGTCACGCCTTGCTGGATCGCCTGCCTTGAACCGCCAAAGGCGTTCGACTGATTGGCTTGGTTCTGCAGCGCGTTCTGCTGATTGGCCAAGCTCTGGTTCATGATCGGCAAGGTGGTGTTGATCACCGACTGAACGTACGGGTTCATATAGCCCTGCAGGTTCATGCCGTTGAGCGTGCTGAGCTGGGCCTGCTGCGCCACCGTGGGGGCCGCCAGGGCCGCCTGCTGGGCCACTGTGGGGGCCGCCAGGGAACCCTGCGACAGCGTCCCCTGCGCCGCCTGGATCTGCTGCGGCGTCGACGCCAGCGTGCCGAGGTAGCCCGCCTGCGCGGCGTTGTACTGATCCGCGCCCGCGCCGCCGCTGGTCGCCGCGAGGTTCCAGGCCTGCTGCGTCTGCGGGCCGATGTCGGCCACCTGCTGGCCCTGGTACTGGGTGAGCGGCCGCTCGGCGATGTTCTGCGCCAGGGCGTAGTTCTGCTGCGCCGCTTGGTTCACCCAGGGCGGCAGTTGCGTCTGGCTGATGTTCTGCGAAGAGGTTTGCTGCGAACTCGATCCGCCGCCGCCCATCTTACAATTCCTTCTGCCAGAGGAAACTCTTGGCCTTCAATCTCCAGCCCAGCGCGTCGCCATGCTGAAGCCAGCCACGCCGCCCGTGCGTCGCGACCAGGCCGACACCGACATCGCGGGCGAATTTCAGCACTTTGTCATTGAGAGCGGCGGTGTCGCCGATGTCCCCCACAACGGCCAGGACCTGCAATTGGCGCGCGCGCGGGAACTGCTGGATCTCGGTGATCGCCCAGGAATTGCCGACGGTGTGCGATTGCATCCGCCCGTCGTTGATGCGCGTCAGGATGTCGTCGAGCAAATAGATCCCGCCCATCCGGTCGAGAACGCGCGCCAGTTTTTGCTCGTAGCCGATCATGGCTTGCCCTCGCCAAGGCTTTGAGCCGTCGCGCTGATCGCGCCAGCCGAATTGACCCTGATCAGGAACACCTTGGGCTGCGCGTCGTCGGCGGTGTCGTAGGCCTGCAGCAAAACGCCGGGCAAGGCCTGGGACGCTGGCAGCTTGGCGGACAGTTGGGTCTGCGCCCACAGCGCGAAGCTGCGCAGATAGTTGACCAGCACCGCGTCGGACGGGACCGTGGGGACTGTCGGCGGCGCTCGGGTGGGGACAGGGGTCTGACCGGAGGCCATCAGCGATCTCCGCGCACGACAGCGTCGACCAAATGATTGCCGACGGTGATCGGCAGAACATTGGCTCCAACCAGCTCGATCTTGAGCCGAATGTCGCGGCCGGTGGTGCGAAAGTCGACATAGCCGTCAGTGCGCGGCGGGCGCGGCGGCGTCTGTTGCTCCGGCGCTCCGAGGCTGCGCGAATTGCGATAGAACAACGAGTATCTGAGGGCGGAAATTGCGTTGGTGGCGGTGGTCAGATCAGGTGAGTTCAGCGCCTGAATATCAGGGATCATCTGCTTGACCGTGATCAGCCTGCCGTTCGGCGTGATGTTCAGGTCGAACGTCTCGGCCCACGGCAACGGCACATTGGGCGGGTAGGTCGTCCCGATTTCATGCTGGTAGGCCATCAGCCCATCGGCCATGATCGTATGGGTGGTGTAGCTCGCCGTGACGCCAGCGGAGCGCGACATCTGGGCCTGCGACCACCACTGTTCCTTGTAATTGTAGATCACGACCCGCGTGTTGTACGGCTGGCCGTTCTGCGGGAAGAACCACCAGAACTCATTGAAGTCCGAAACGTGGACGGCGCACGCGACTTCCCGCACGTTGATTTCGTCTATGTCCTCATCGATCCACGCGCGGACGCCGCAAGGCGTCGGCCAAACATTGGTGCCGTCGAAGGTGAACATGCCCTGCTGGGACATCCAGGCCACCATGGTGGACGTGGCCACCGCGCTTTCCGGCGACCAGGGCGTGCAGGCGTTGGCCAGCCACGCATAGTTGTAGACGTAGGGCAGGCCGACAAACTGGCTCAGGAAGGCGGTCGTCGCCGTCCAGAACACCGTGCCGTGCCGTGTCGCCAAGGCGGCGACGATCGGGCTCGCAGGCTCGACATCGAGGAAGCCCGCCTGACTGGTGATGTCGCTGAAGCCCCAGCTCGATGGGTCTTCCTGGTCGCACCAGCCGAACCGTCGCGCCGAGCCGCCGCCGACGGTGCCGTCAGAGAACTGTCCGAACACTTGGATGAACCGCTCCGGCGTGACGACGAAGCAGCGTCCGAGCGGCGCTCCGACCTGCTCGATCGCTGGTCCGCCGGTCGCCGGGTTCCAGACCAGCAAGCGGGTGTCCAGCGAAGTCATCGCGTAAAGAAGCGCGCCGAAATTATCGAGACTGAAGGCGTTGGGGAGATTGACGATCGCCGGGAGAGGCGTCCCGGCCGGTCGCGGCGTGCCATAAGTCGACTGGGAATACATGCCCGTGCCGTAGCCGCCGTTGATCAGCGGCGCGGGCGCGGTCATGCCGTCGGACGGCGTGATGTCGGTGAGAACGCCGCCCTCGTCGACGTAGAGATTGCTCTCGCACAGGTACGCAATGCGGTAGACCTGATCGAGCCCGAACCAGCCATGCACGGCCCGACATCTCGACGCGAACTTGTACGGGTACGCACTCTGGCCGCCGATCGGGGAGAGCTGCCCTTCAATCCAACGCATCATGTTGACCTCGGCCCATTGGGACGAGTTCATCTGCTTGGTCGCCAGGGCGGCGACCCCAGGCGGAATTGCCAGTTGGCTAAAGACGCTCGACATGGCCCTTCAGTTCGTTCAGCTCCTGCTTCAACTGCTTTACCGCATTGACCAGGGTGTAGATGAGTTCGGAGGCGTCGATCGATTTGAGATCGGACACCTTCTCGCCGTCGATGTAGCCCTCATGATCACTGACCATGTCGGGCAAGATTTGCGCGAGATCCTGAGCGACAAGCCCGACAAACGGCTTTGCGGTTTTCGCCTCGTTGTAATGCGGGGACGTCTCGTAAGGCGCGTCTCCGGCGGCTTCGGTCGGCGTGTCGTTGCCCCGGTAGGTGTAGACGACCGGGTTGAGGCGCATGACCTCATCGAGGCCGCGCCGATATCGATCGCGAATGTTCTTGATCCGCTCGTCAGAGGTCGCCGTCCATGAGCCGCCGCCGCTCTTGTAGGCGGTGGCGCTGCTAATCTGGAACGTGCCGTCAGGATTGACCGAGCAAGATCCCCCGCCGACGCCGTTGTTCATCGACATGACGTTGGTCGAGGTGACGAACAGGACCGATCCCTTGACGCTTCCGCTCATGTCCTCCAGCCGAAGGACCGGATTGGAGTTGGCGGCGGATATGAGCGGGCTGGCGAACGCGCTGACCGTCGGCCCAGGAGGGCCCTGCGGACCCTGCGGACCTTGCGCGCCTTGGGCTCCCTGCAGGCCTTGCTGGCCCGGCTGGCCTTGCGGGCCCTGCGCCCCCTGAGGCCCGGCAGGGCCTGCAGGGCCAGCAATGCCGCCGCTGCCGCCGCCGCCGGAGCCTGCAGAGATCAGCCCCTCAAGCGTCTTCAGCTCCGTGTCGATGCCGTCCATGTTGGCGTTGATCTTGGTGCCCCAGGTTCCTGTGCCCGCCGGATCGTTGATCCCCGGCTTGATGAACCCGTAGTTGGCGGTGGTGGTGTCAGCCATTCGGATCGACCTCAGTCCACACCCCGCTTGGCGGGGGAATACGAACCCACTGATTGAGAGACAACAGGGTCGAACTGATGACCCAATCATCGTCCTCGGTGATGTGCAGCACCCCGCC